TGATGGTGAGTTGGATTTAGATGGACTAAGTTCAAACAGGATCAGCAGTAACGCAGGAAACTTGATAGAGTTCACTGCCCAGACACCTATTGCCGCATCAACCAATGTTATCGTTGTAGCATTCTTCAACAAGACAGGTAGTCAGATAGGTGTGAGGGTTAACGGCGTCAACGCATTTACGCCTGAAACAGATTATGACAACAACTTAAAAGACAACCAGCAACTTCGTATATTCCGTAACAGAGGCAGTCAAACATTTGGTGGCTCACTGTTTGAATTTATGAGCGTTAAGGGATTGCCAGGCACAGGCGGCACAGATATGACCTACATTGAACAAGCAGAAGGATATGTAGCACACAAATGGGGTGCAGAGTCAGTTTTACCTGTTAGTCATCCATACAAGAACACAGCACCAACAGGATAAATACTACACGTAGGAGCAGATAATATGGCAATACAAACGATAAACATAGGTAATATTGTAAATGACGGTTTAGGTGATGATCTACGAACAGCGTTCCAGAAAGTTAACACAAACTTTGCGACACTTGAAACAGAATTAACAATTACTGCAACCAATACAGGTGCTAACGGTGTCAGCGTATTTAAAGATAAAGTAGGTGCAAATCTAAACTTTAGAAAACTAGTAGCTGGTTCTAAAATGCAACTTGATGAAGGTCCAGAAGCAATTATCGTTGCTAGTACAGCACCAGATGCATTTACAAGAATTGATACAGATAGTGGTAGTATGTTGGCTAATACACATCAACAGATCACTATGGAAGGTACTAGTGCTCCACAATCAGAAAACGGATTTAAAGACATTGAAGTTACTGCTGTAGGCAGCACTATTAGATTTAAAACTATTGTACCAGTAACCGAATACTTAACAACATACGACTTTGGCCCTGTAGGCTCTTCAGGATTTGAAAACGCTATCCAATTAGCATTACAAGGTTCTAATATTGATTTTGGTACACTTACATACGATTCAGGAATCAATTTAGATGTTGGCGGCTTATCATAGGAGGTGCAGTCTAAATGGCAATTACTTGGATAACGCCAGCAGGAGACTTAGGAACTTTCGAAGAAAGAATCACAGTCAACATACCAATAGAAGCAACCACTGACACTTCTAATACAATTTCATATTCTGTAATTGCTGGTAGCCTTCCGGTAGGTTGCATATTATCTGAAGGTGTAATTAAAGGATCACCTGGAGAAGTTACAAAGCATACAACCAAAAAATTTGTTATTAGAGCTGATGACGGAAGCGGCGGCTGCATGGACAGAACATTCAGCATGTCAATTACTGGTTCAGACTTTCCAGAATGGATTACAGAAAGAGGTTATTTAAATGTAGGGCAAGGTGAAGCATACTTTGCACTAGATGATTCTAAAATAGATTTTCAACTACAAGCAACAGACAAAGATCTTATTGCAGGCGAGACACTGAGCTTCTATATGGTGCCTAACGGAGGACTTCTTCCTCCCGGCTTGTCATTATCTCAAACAGGAAAGATCAGCGGTTTTACAGAACCTGTGCAGGCTATAGCATATAATTCAGCAAACACAGGAGCGTACGATACACATTCATTTGACACTGTACCTTTAGATATTGCAAAAAATACATCAACAGGTTTTGATACTTACTTTTATGATACACAAAGATTTGACTACGCAGAAGGAAGTCAAATACCTAAAAAATTAAGTAGAGAATATACTTTTAGTATTGCTATCACTGACGGATTAAATGCAGTACATAGAACATTCAAAATTTATGTTGTTACTGAAGAATTTTTAAAAGCAGATAATACATTACTACAAGTTGATACAAACTTATTCCAAGCAGATAACAGTGGCGACAGACAACCTTTATGGATTACAGATCCATACTTAGGTAGATATAGAGCAAATAACTTTGTAACTATTGCACTAGATGTTTATGATCCACCTACACTATCAGGTACAATAACTTATTTCTTAGTTGCAGACAACCCAGACGGTACTCCAAGTACACTACCTCCTGGACTTACACTTGATACAGTAACAGGTGATCTTTCTGGTAAGGTTCCTTATCAAGCAGCAGTAACTAAGAACTATCAGTTTACAATGAGAGCTGTAAACTTTCCTGCGGAACTAGCAACAATAAATTATACACTTGTAGGCTCTTGGAGCAGTACTAGAATTTATGAGGTCAACGAAGCAATTGTATATAACGGTATCATATATATTTGTATTGTAAAGAATCAAAACAGATTGCCTACGGATACTGATTTTTGGGTACCAGGTGTTTCAACAGCTGAAAGAACATTCAACGTAGATATCATAGGTGATATAGAAAGTTCAATTGAATGGATTACACCTTCAGATAGAGGATCAATTAAACCTAACGAACCAAGCAACTTATATGTCGAAGCAAAAAGTTTATTGTATGGTGGAAGAATATTATATTCACTTGAAAGCGGAAAGTTACCTGAAGGATTAGAATTTTTGCCTACAGGACTTATACAAGGTAAAGTAAAACAATTTGAAGATGATAAAGGTTTAGGTTTAACTAGATTTTTTGAAAGAGATAGTGCAGGAGAAGATTCTTCTACACAGTCTAGAGACTTTAGTTTAGTATTTGATCAGTCAAGAACATCATTTGATAAAGAATTTAAGTTTACAGTAAAAGCACAAGATGGTGCAAACTTTGCTGAAGCATTAAGAGAATTTAAAATAAAAGTAGTTGCTGATAATCAAAAAGTATTTTCAAACATTCATGTTAGAGCATTACAAACAAAAGAAAAAAGATTAGAATGGTTTAACTTTATTACTGACTCTACTATCTTTAAACCAGCAGAGATATATCGTTATGGTGATAAAAATTACGGAGTTCAGAGTAATTTAACAGCACTACTATTTGCAGGTATTGAAAGTAAAACAGCTCAACTATTTGTTTCTGCAATGGGCAGAAATCATTATGATAAACGTTTTACATTTGGTGAAACTAAAAAAGCAGTAGCAAGAGATTCAAATGGACAAACAGTTTACGAAGTGGTGTATGTTGATTTGATTGATGATCTTGAAAAAAATGGTAAAAGCATATCACAGGTAGTAGATTTACCAGATGATATTAATAGTAAAATCATTGTAAGTTATGACAGTATTAGTATTGATAGTGACGTTCCATTAGTAAGTGACTCAGATCATCAAAGAATTTTTCCTAATTCAGTAAATAATATGAGAAAGAGAATACAAACTGTTGGGGAAAGAGAACGAGGGTTCTTGCCCTTATGGATGAGAAGTATCCAAGAAACAAGTACTTTTGAGCTTGGATTTACTAAAGCACTTGTATTGTGCTATACAAAACCAGGGAAAGCCGACAGTATTATAGCAAGAATCAAGCAAAAAGCGTTTGATTTCAAGTCTATTAACTTTGTTGCAGATCGCTATATCATAGATATAGTTGATGGACAAATTGAGGATAAATACTTTGTATTCCCGCAACGTGGAGAAAAGAAACCGTGAGTAATATAAATTATTTGAGCATAAACGAAAACTTTCCTGTAGCAGGTGCCGATAACGACACCCAAACATTCAGGGATAATTTCGATACTATTAAAACAAGTTTAAACACAGCCAAGACTGAGATTACTAGTCTTGAGTCAACTACTGCTAGATTATCTAATCCAGGCGGTGGTGCATACATTAATGACTTCCAACTTAACCAAGTTACAAGAGCTGTTATGGCAAATAACAGAGATAAACTTAACAATTTGGGTACAGTACCACTTGTTGAAGGTACAACAACAGAGATTGATTACCAAACTGGCTCATACTTTATTATTAACGCTTCGTCCGCTCTTAACTTACAGTTCACAAACTTTGCTGGAGATCCTGCAAATGGTGAAGAAACAGCAGCCCAAAGTGGTGTTAGCAAAGTAACTTTGGAACTTTATACATCAGGTGTTGGTAGCAGAGATGTTACATTTACAACTACAGGCGGAACTGTAATCAAAAAAGATAGCAGTTTTCCATCAACGCTTACACTAACTTCTAATACAGATCCTGTGTTTGTTGAAGTTTGGCGTCATAGCCAAGAGTTCATATACATGAGATACTTAGGTTCTTTTAGTTAATATGTTTCACCCTTTAGAAGAAGATCTAACCGAATTAACTACTTCCGAAGTAGAGCTAAAACTTAGCGAATTGAACAAAAAATATTACCAAGCCAGCCGTTTAGGGAACAATCAACTGTTGACACAACTTCAAACTTTTGTTACAATATATAGAAATGAACTTCGTCAGAGAGCAATACAAGCGAAATTCGATGCAGAACAAGAGAAAGATTTGGATCAACTGATTAATGTGGACTGAAGATAATACAACTGATCAACTTATAAAAGGCATAGTTAAGTATGGCCCGGACATACTTGAGAATTGCGTATGCACAGATGATCTAAGCAAGTACAAAAATAAGATAGAAAAAGAGTTCCTTGACTATCCACTTCCAAAAACATCAATAGATTCTACTAATTGGTTCCTTCCATACAAGTATCAAAACATGGACATTAAGCAACATTTGTTAGCCAAATGTTCGAATGATGCTGAATTAGACAGGGTAAATATAGAACTAGCAGAGTATGAGAAGCGAGATTTATTTCCGCTACTCAAACAGATGGCATATATAATAGATACACTTAGAGAAAAGAATATTGTTTGGGGTGTAGGTAGAGGTAGTAGTGTTGCTAGTTTTGTACTCTATTTAATGGGAGTACACAAGGTAGATAGTATTAAATACAATATACCACTAAATGAATTCTTTAAAGGAGAAATATAATGGCACTAGTAAGAAGTATGAGAGGTAAGGAAGTTGACATGGAGAAACTTAATCTCAAAAATGAAGAACTTCCAGCAGTTGGTAATGCTAAAGTAAATGCACGTGGAGACGAGTTAGGTCCAGGTGGAAAAATTATTAGAACAAGAGAAGAAGTTCTAGCAGATTACTACAAGCAAAACCCAAGAGCAATCAAAGAAGAAATCGTAAGTAGAAAGAAATAATTTTTAGATAGGACAATCCATGAGAGTAAAATCCTTGGTGATTGTCGGCGGTGGAAGTTCAGGGTGGATGTCAGCAGCCGCACTGTCTAAACTGTGTCCACATATCGACATAACCATAATTGAATCCCCTAACATTAAAACTGTTGGAGTAGGTGAAAGCACACTCGGTCACATTACAAAATTTTTAGATCTACTTGGTCTTGAAGATAAAGACTGGATGGCAGAGTGTAATGCTACATACAAAAATTCAATTAGGTTTACAAACTTCAGAGAAAATGACGGTACCAGTTTTCAATATCCTTTTAGTTTAGGGTTTGATATGACTGACAAGCCAGGTGGTATTGATGCTTGGTCAGAATTAGCAACTGTATATCCAGAAGAGTTTACTCCTGATACCTTTGCAAAATTTTACGCTACCGCTAACACATATCTTTCAGACATGTGCAAAGGCACAACAAATGCAAACGAAGATTTAAGACACTACAGTTTTAAATGGGATACCGCATACCATGTTGATGCTGCAAAACTAGGACAATATCTTAAAAACAATATTGCTATACCCAAAGGTGTAACTTTATTGAATCATGACGTAGTACACGTTGATATGGAAGACGATCAAGTAAGCGGTCTTTTATTAGATAACGGAGAAACAATAACAGCAGACCTGTATGTTGATTGTACAGGCTTTCAATCAATGCTTTTAGAAAAAGCAATGAAGCAAGAGTTTTTATCATTTGATGATTATCTAGCAAATGATTGTGCATGGGCATGTAGAGTTCCATACGAAGATGCAGAAAAAGAAATGCACAACTACACAGACTGTCATGCACTTAACAATGGATGGGTATGGCATATTCCTTTGTGGAACCGTATAGGAACAGGATATGTATATTCGTCAAAGTTTACAACTGCTGAAGAAGCAAAAGAAGAATTTAGAAAACATCTAGCAACAACAGGTTCTAAAGAACGTGCAGAAAATGCAGAAATGTTTCATATTAATATCAAGCACGGAAGAAGGCGTAGAGGTTGGGTACGCAACGTTGTTGGGATTGGATTAAGTTATGGTTTTGTAGAACCACTAGAATCTACAGGGCTACTAACAACACATGAAAATTTAGTCAAGTTAGTCGAAGTATTAAACCGTAGAGAAGGTTGGGTAACAAGAACAGAAAAAGAAGGATTTAATTACGCAGTTGAATCAGAAGTTTTAAAATTTAGAGATTTTATTTCAACTCACTATGCTCTTTCAATGCGTGACGACACACCGTATTGGAAATGGGCAACTGAATATCATGAATACTGTCCGCAACTAGTAGGTGAAAATTACAATTTAAGAAACACACAATATCAATCTTTAATTGGCGGTGTAACATTAGGTAGCACATACAGTGGAGCGGCTGACTTTCCACCTTCTTTATTCTTAGCGGCTGGTATGGGTGTAAAACCAAAATCAACTAAAGAAATCGTTTTACACGAAGGACCATACTGGGGAGGGGTAACTAAGTTAGAAGAACTAGATTTTCAGAAACGCAGTTATGAAGATTACAGAGATTTTGTAATTGACTATGTTTCTAAACTTCCTAGTCATTATGAATTTTTAAAGAATTATATTTACGGAGGCAAAGATGATCAAAGGTAAACTTAAACCAATACATGACGATGTACTAGTATACGAAATGCACTTTGGCGAAACTGTAACCAAAGGTGGAATTATCATGCGAAGTGATGATGCAAAAGCACATGGTGTTAAAAGTCGTTGGGCAAAAGTTTATGCTAAAGGTTCTGAGAACAATGACGAGTATAACGAAGGTGATTGGATCTTAATCGAACACGGTCGTTGGACTAGAAAAGTAAAAGTTGACGATCCTGATCTCGGCGAAATTGAGATACAGAAAGTCGAGAAGTCTGCAATCCTCGCTGTAGGCGAAGACGACTTCCAACCAGAACTAGCCTATTGGGGACAACACTACGGCGATGGCGACACAGCGTCTTTTGATCCCGGTGACTTTGGTGCTCAGTAAGCGTATTGTAATTCTGGCATTAATCTAAATGTCAAGGCTTTTCGTGGGCCTTGGGTCGTATTAATTGTAATCTCCCCTGATTTTTCATGGAACTCGATTTTAGTAATTCTAGCACGTTTATTATTTTTGCCAACAAGAATTTCTTGGCCTACTTCTAGGTTTAGTGAAAGATTTCTAATCATGGGATTCTCCTTTTGTCCACCGAATGGTGCTAAAAATATTTACTTAGAGGTTGACAACAATAAAATGCTATTATATAATAAAGCAATAACAGTAAAGGAAATGTAGATGTCGACAGTAGATTTAAACAAATATAAAGACTTTGTAAAAGAAGTAACGTCAGAAGAGTCAAACGATTGGGCGTACACACAAGCACGTTTGCATGAATTGAATGATGATGTTAATATTTCACTATTAATGACAGGTGCTATTGGCATTGCGTCAGAAGGAGGAGAATTTGCAGAAATTGTTAAAAAATGCGTATTCCAGGGTAAACCAATGGACGATGAAACTAAGTTTCATATTAAGCGAGAACTTGGCGATATTATTTGGTATTGGGTTAATTCTTGCAGGGCATTGGATCTCGACCCTAATGAAGTAATTGCAGAGAACGTAAACAAATTAAAGAAGCGTTATCCAGGTGGTGAGTTTGATGTACACTATTCGGAGAACAGGCAAGAAGGTGATCTTTGATAGTAGGTTTCACAGCATCATCTTTTGATTTGTTTCATAGTGGGCATGTTGCTATGCTTAAAGAAGCAAAAGCAAACTGCGAATATATGATTGTTGGAATGCAAACTGATCCAACAATCGATAGGCCAGAAAAGAACAAACCAGTCCAAAGTGTTTTTGAACGATACGTGCAACTTGAAGGTTGCAAGTATATCGATGAAATCATTCCTTATGAAACGGAAAAAGATTTAGAGGATATATTCCTTACTTACAAAATTGATGTCCGTTTTATTGGCGAAGAATACAAAGATAAAGAGTTTACAGCCAAACAATTATGTGTTGACAAGAATGTAAAAATACATTATAATAAACGTCAACACTCATTTAGCACAACTAATTTGAGAAAACGTATTAAGGAGTCGGAATGAAAGAGTTATGGGTAGAAAAGTATCGTCCTAAGAAACTTGAAGATTATGTTTTTAGAGACAATCATCAAAAAGCACAAGTACAAGCATGGGTAAAAGATGAAAGCATTCCGCACTTACTGTTTAGTGGTGCAGCCGGCATCGGTAAAACTACTATGGCAAAGATGCTTGTTAATGAACTAGGCATTGAGAGCTATGATGTATTAGAGCTTAATGCTTCTCGTAATAACTCTGTTGATGAAATTAGAGATAAAATTACAGGCTTTGTGCAAACTATTCCGTTTGGTCCATTTAAGGTTGTGCTACTAGATGAGGCTGATTACTTGTCCCCAAATGCACAAGCGGCATTACGTGGTGTTATGGAAGAGTATCATAGCACATCGAGATTTGTTTTAACTTGCAATTATCCTAATAGAATTATTCCTGCTATACACAGTAGGTGTCAAGGCTTCCATATTGAGAAGATTGATCAAACAGAATTTACAGCAAGGGTAGCAACTATACTTGTTGAAGAAAACATTGAGTTTGAATTAGATACACTTGACAATTATGTTAAGGTAGCATATCCAGACTTGCGTAAATGTATTAATATGGTACAACAAAACGTAAGTGGTAACAAACTAAGCTCTCCTACTAAAGGTGACGAAGGCGAAGCTGACTGGAAGTTTGAAATGGTCGAACTTTTTAAAGCAGGCAAAATTACACAAGCACGTAAATTGCTTTGCGGTAAAGTACGTGCAGAAGAAATGGAAGAGATTTATCGTTGGTTGTATGATAACTTAGAAATTTTTGGTGAAGAAGAAAAGCAAGATACAGCAGTAATTATTATTAAACAAGGTTTAGTAGATCATACACTTGTTGCTGATCCTGAAATTAATCTAGCCGCAACATTAATTAAGTTGGCTAGACTATGAAAATTAGATATTATCACGACATAGATGGTCCAAGATGGATCGGTTTCTTACTTGCAATCATTGCTGCTTTTATTCTTTCAAACGCTGATCCAGAAACACAATGGATAGGTTGGTCAGTGGCTACGGTTAGTTGTGCTATGTGGATTTACTTTGGTATTAAAGATGGAGATACACCAAGAGCATTAATGGAAGGTATGTATTTGCTTTTAGCATTAAGAGCAATATATAACTGGTTAGTATAATGGCATTTACAAAACATCAAATGTTTCCTATTCCTTTCTATGAGTTTGATCTTTCAGATCATGTAGAAAAGGTGCTTGAACTGATTCCAGAAGAATCTAATAATATTAATCCTCATTATCCAACAATTAATCAAACAGACAATCAAGTATTACATAAACTAGATCATTGGAAGTTTTTAAAAGATGAGTTAGAAGATTGTTTGTTAAATATACAAAAGGAAGAAGGTTACGATCCAGCCTTCGGACATTTAAAGTTAACAAGGTTATGGGCTAATATGGCCCTTAAAGGATCAGGTGGCGACCAGCGTCAACATAGGCATCCTATGGCTTACTATAGCGGCATCTATTACTTAACAGAAGGTGCGCATACAAAGTTTATGGATCCGTGTTATGCTAGAAGTCTTTCAGCTATTGAGATACCTAACGATTATATGTACGATAGTTTTACTATTGAACCAAAGCCAGGACAGGTTGTAATTTTTCCAAGTTACGTACAGCACTTGACTTTGCCACATACTGGTGATAATGATAGGATCACAATGGCGTTTAATTGCTTACCCGAACAAATGGTACCGTGACACACGTAGTAGACGACAAATGTATAAATTGTAAACACACAACTTGCGTAAGTGTTTGCCCTGTTGACTGTTTTTACGAAGGTGAAAACATGTTAGTGATCAATCCTGATGAGTGTATTGATTGTGGTGTGTGTGTTCCTGAATGTCCAGAAGATGCAATATGGCAAACTGATGATGAAGATAATAAATGGTTTAAACACAACCAATACTTTTCCAACGAAGGCAACTGGCCTAATATTACAGAAGAACAAGCGCCTATGGAAAACTATGTAGACTTTGCAAAAGAAAACTACAAAGAAGATAAAACAAAATTATTCAAAGCAATTCCCGCAGTACAAATAGACTAATGAAAATTAAAATAGAAGTAGAAGTCGATACAGCTCGAGATGAGGATCAAAATCTCATAGATGAGCTCATTGATCTTTTAGACCAACTCCGCGATAGATTCCAAGAAGAATAAGGGAGGTTTTACGCTCCCTTATCTTGTTTATTGATCTCCGTAGATCTCTAGAATCTCTTTTACTGCTTCATGCCTTTCAATATGGCTTTTGTCAAACTTACATATGTCAACATATTGATGGTTACGGAAGTTATTATATAACCCAAGGAACTCAAGTAAGCCGTTATTGCTAGGGCGGTCTGCCTGTTGCAAGTCACCTGTTACCACCATCTTAGATCCTTCACCTAACCTAGTGAGAAGCATTTTCATTTGATTAGGCGTAGCGTTCTGCATTTCATCTGCAATAATTACAGAGTGTTTAAAGGTTCGTCCTCGCATATATGCTAAAGGACTAATCTCAAGAATACTTTCTCTCAACTGTCGCTCCACCTCACGTTGGCAGAAGTTATCGTTGAATACATCGAAAATTGGTCTTGTCCAAGGAGCCATTTTATCGTTAAGATCGCCTGGTAAAAACCCGTGTTGCTCATCGACACTAACCGCCGGTCTCGTAATAACAATTTTATCAAAATCGCCATCTTTCCAAGAATCAATAGCCCATTGCACACCTAGCATGGTTTTACCCGTGCCTGCTGGTCCACAAGCAAATACAATATGCGTATCTGCGTTGTTTAGCATTTCTAAGTATGTTTCTTGAGCTTGGTTTTTGGGAGTTAGTACAACACTTTTGCGTGTCTTTTGATTAATGTTAATTACGTTATGAAAGTTTTGTGAGTGAGATTGTTTTCTTTTACTCTTCATATTAAGCATTTCCTCCGTGCTTTGTTGGGCTCAAACACAGAGTTATACCTATATTAGCGATGTAAAGTCCGTGTTCGAACATACTAATATTTAACTTCTTTGTTCATATATAAAGCTCTTAGTTTAAATTTGAGCATAAATACAATAACAATAGGAGAACAGGAAATCTCAGATGGCTACAACTAAAGATATCATTGCAAATATTGAACAAATTTACGGTTCAAATAACAGCCTTAATTTACTAAAAGACTTCGAACGTGTTTTAGACGAGTTAGATGTATATGTCTACGATGGCTGGTTAGATGGCGAATTAGTATCTGGTCCTAACGAATCAAGATACTTTGTTGAATGTACGTTTATGTGGCCATATGAAAATATGCCTGAACCACAAGGCGGTAAAAGATTACAAGAATACGGTTGCAAAGTAGGCTTTGCAGAATCTGCTATTGCTAAAGTTAGAAAAATTAAAGACGTAAATGATATTAGACCTGGAACAAGAAAAGGTAAAATAGATTACGAAAACATTTGGATGGTAAAAATTGCCATGCCAAAACGTTTAATGAAGAACATTGATCGCGGTTATAAAAATCTTGATAGAAATAAAGTACAAGACATTATGGCGAACAATGCAGTTAATATGAACCTTGAACCTGCACAAGAAGTAGCAGCACAAACAGAGGCACCAGCAGATGACGCAGCAGCACAACAGTAAAGTACTAGAAGAAGGATTACGTAAAGACGATCTAGTAGATCTAGTATATCCGATGTTTGAAGTAGACAAGTTTAGATCAAAGATGGGCGAAGATAGAGATGTATGTGTTGTAACATTTCAAGCAAAAGATAGATACCCAGCAAGAGATTTAATGGAGTTTATTGAAAAAGGATTTTCATTTGTACTTGATGCAGACGTAAGTTCAGGTGAGAATGAAGAAGGCGAATATTCAGTATTTGTAGAAATTGAAAGAAACAAAAAACTAGCAGAACAAATTAGCGATTTATTATATGGTGTATCAAAACTAACAGGCATCGACGATTGGAAGTTTCAATACTATAAAGACGATAAAAAAATATCAGCAACAACAGAAAATTTAAGCAAAGTTATTCCTACAGACAAACAAATGTATGAAGCGAAAATGGCTAAAGCAAGAACCGATGAAGTAAAATCTTTCTTCTCAAAAACGCTTATGGATGACTTGGAACTTAATGATGATATCATTACAATTTATAAGCCCTTTGGTAATGTTATCAAGATGAAATGGATCAAAGAGGGCGCAACTAAAGATGTAATCGAAGGACTTGATGCAACTACAGACATTGGTATGGACGCTACTGCTGAAACGTTTTGGTTAAGCAAAGTATTAGGCGACTATAATATTAACAAGGTTGGTAGTGACTTCGTGTTTACTAATGGACAGAAGTCCATGTTATTACAAAGGATTGATTAATGAAATTTGATTTTACAAAAGAGATGTGTGCAGAAATTTTGCATGGTAATACAAAAGTTGACGAGTGGTATGAAGCACTTTGTGAAATGCTACCCAAGTACGAAATTGACACTGTTGATAGAGCAGCAGGCTTTTTAGCACAATGCGCTCACGAAAGTCTTAACTTCAGAGTACTTGAAGAAAACTTAAACTATAGTGCAAAAGCACTAGATGCTGTTTTTGGAAAATATTTTGCACGTGGCGGAAGAGATGCAAATGAATATGCAAGACAGCCAGAGAAAATTGCAAACGTAACATATGCAAACAGAATTGGTAATGGCGATACAGAATCAGGTGACGGTTGGCGTTTCCGTGGTAGAGGTGTTATTCAATTAACTGGTCGTGCTAATTATGCTGACTTCGGTAAGACTATTAACATGACAGCAGAAGAAGTTATTCCATATGTATCTACAATTAAAGGTGCATTAGAAAGTGCATGTTGGTATTGGGATACTAGAAAAATTAATGCTATGGCAGACGAACAAGACATTGTAGGAATGAGTAAGAAAGTCAATGGTGGTACTATTGGCTTAGAAGATCGTAAAAAACATTACAAACACTTCTTAGATGTACTTGGTGGAAACTTTGACCCTAGCAAAACTCCAGCACCAGTTGTTGGCATTTTAAGAAAAGGTGCTAAAGGACAAGCAGTTGCTGATATGCAAGAGAAACTTGGTATTGCAGCAGACGGCGACTTTGGTCCTGGTACTGAAAAGGCTGTTATGGAATGGCAAGCCAAGAATGGCTTAGTGGCAGACGGTATTGTTGGTCCTAAGACACTTGCTAAGTTGATGGAGTAGATGTCCAGAGTTTGTCAAAATTGTGGTAGGGAACACGAAGGCCGATTAGTTGAAACATTTAAGGATGGAGATAATAAGCCAATAGAGATAGTAGTGTGTCAATATCCAAGGTATAAATACGAAGCACAAACTAACGAGGATTAAATTATGTGGAAAGAGCAAGTCATGCAAGTACTGGAAAGACATTTCGGTACTGGAAAAAAGATCACTGAAACAAGTCATTTCATTGATGATTTAGATGGAGATGATTTTGACATTGTTGATGTTACCGATCAAGTTTGTAAAAAATTAGAAATCAATATTCCAGAAGAAGATACATTTAACATTGAAACAGTACAAGACTTACTAAACGAGGTGGAGAAGAACATTGTTCAGTAGTATTAGAATAGCAATGATTCTAGTTGTACTTGCTGCGGCAGGTGGCGGATTTATGTATGTGAAAGCATTACAAAAAGATCTTGACACAGCAAAAGCAAACATTGTTAAACTAGAAGATGGCATCAATGAGCAAAAGGCTGTAATTGAACAGCAGAAAAAAGATTTTGAAGCCATTATTAAAGTCCGAAACGACCTTGAGGACTTAAATAGAGTATTAGAAACTGCAAATAGAAACTTAAATGAAAAATTTAATAAACTAAATGCAGCAGGTGATAAAAGAGATATTGGGGCTTTATCAGTAAATAGACCAAAGTCCATTGAGAGAATTTTAAATAAAGATGAAGTTGCCGAGAGGCGTTGTTTTGAAATTATAGGCGGCGCTCCGTTAACTGAAGAGGAGTTAAATGCTACAAAGAAGTCAAAGGTCAATTCTGTTTGTCCTGAACTTGCTAATCCTAACTACGTTCCTTACTAGTTGTAGTACGATTAAGCCGTTAGAAGTTTTTAAAACAGAAGTTGAACGCAGACCATTAAACTTACCTTTACCTGAACCAGCAGCACTAGAACAAGTTCGCTGGATCATAATTAATCGCGAAAACGCAGAACAGGTATTTGCAGACTTAGAAAAGCAAAACATTGATCCTGTTCTAATTGGTTTAACCGATGAAGACTACGAAAACTTTAGAAAAAATTATGCACAAATCCGTGCATACATGATCAAGCAAAACAAAATAATTGACGCCTATAAAGAGTACTACGAAAGCGAGACAGTTGAAGAAAAATAGTGCTAACAAGGGCGATCATAATAGCATTCCTGGTTATGCTTGCCTCCTGTCAACAACTACGCTGTAAACTTAAACCTGGTGTAGACGTACAAATCGAATCAATAGATACCAAACAAATACCTAATGTAAAGCCCAAAGCTGAAGTTAATTGTGCATTTTAAATAAATACTACTATAATTAACTAGGAGCGAATATGTGGGAAATGATAGAAAGAATGGCCAGTGATCGTCTGTGGATATACACAGCAATCGCAGGATCAATTTTTGGTGCCTTATTCATTGCATACATGCGTGATACCAGAATAGCCCTTTGGGTGTTTGGTAAGTGGGACTGGTTACTTGACTCAATTAGAGATAGATACGGTTGGACTTGGTTCAATCAAGATCCAGATGCTTGGAGGAAAGTAAATCCAAACATTGCCCGTAAAGTTGACGAGCTAGAAGCCAGAATTAAAAAACTAGAAAGCAAGAAGAAATAGGAGCGGTAAGAAATGAGCGATACACCTCAAACTAAAAAAGTAAACATTGAACTTGAAGTAGATACAACAACTGTTGACAGTTCAAAAAATAGATTCCAAAGTTGGATCGACCTTGCTAGAGCAGTAGACAGTTGGAGAATATTTCCAAGGTTGTTTATTACAGTATACATTGTTCTATTATACCAAGTTGTACATTGGTACATGGGATTAGGAACTGCTGCTACTATGGAACAATCAGGACTTGTTTCAGTTGTAGTTGGTGCTGGCGCAGCATGGTTTGGCCTATACGCTGGAACCAGTAAGAAGTAACACACTAAGCATTACAAATAAGTACTAGTATGGATTATTATGACATACTAGGAGTCAACAGAAATGCTTCGGATAGTGAACTTAAAAAAGCATACAAGAAGAAAAGTATGCAACACCATCCTGACAGGGGCGGTGATGAAGAAAAATTTAAGCAAATTAACGAAGCATATTCTACTCTAAAAGATCCTCAAAAAAGACAACAGTACGATAATCCTCAACCAGAATTTGCACAAGGCTTTGGTCCAGGTGGCTTTCAAGGCATGGGCGGATTTGAAGACTTATTCAGCCAGTTTGGATTCAACATGGGACAACGTAGACCACAAAATAGACAAATAGATATTTCACTTGACGTAAGGTTAGAAGACGTGTATAATGGTAAACAAATTGCAATGGAAGTGCAATTACCAACAGGCAAAACTAAACTTATTGATATAGATATTCCAGCAGGTGTTGAAGAAGGACAAACAGTTAGATATAGAGGAATGGGAGATAATTCTATCCAAAACATTCCTCCGGGTGACTTAATGGTGCATATTCGCGTTCGCAATCACCCCAAGTTCCAACGCTTCGGGGATAATATACTATGTGAAGAAAAGATCCTTATATGGGATTTAATGTTAGGCACACATGCAGTTGTTACAACTCTATCAGGCAAACAGATTAAACTAAACATACCAGCAGGCACTCAACCCGATACCACACTAAGTTGTAACGGAGAAGGGCTACCAAACATAAGAACAAAAAGGAAAGGAAACTTGTTAGTACGAATCAAAGCACTAATGCCCAAAGATTATACTGACGAACAACGTAAAAAGATTATGGAAATAAAGCATGGACTATAAATTAGATTTAGATTATAAATTAGGTTTACACCAAGCACTAAATGAAACTAGCGAAGTATGGGATTTTGAAAAAGAAGAATGGGATCCTGAAAAACTAGAATTTGATATGTGTAATTTTATGCTAAATCACAACGGCATTGGCCTTGCAGCAAACCAGTTAAATATTAAGAAGAGAGTGTTTGCGATAGGAGCAAAAACTGTACCAGGTTTTCCAGAACCGTTCTGTGTTTTTAATCCTGTTATCATAGAGGCAAGTGAAGAACAAGTATTAGACAAAGAAGGCTGTTTAAGTTTTCCAGGTTTATGGTTGCACTTGCAAAGACCAAAAATGATTATAGCGCAATATCAAACTTCAAAAGGCGAAACAAAAGAAGCAAAGATAGAAGGATACCTTGCTAAATGCTTTCAACATGAATTAGATCACCTAAATGGAATCTGTTTTGTTGACAAAGTGAGTCGGTTGAAGTTACAATTAGCTATGAAGAAATTAAAAAAGAGACAAAAATTAAATGATCGAACCTAGTAAACAATTACAAAAGATTTTTGATGCTTCAGTAGTAGTTGCGCAGAGTCATACGCACACACATATTACTATTGAACATTTGGTGTACTCAATTTTTGCTGACCCAGATACTGCTGCTGGTCTTAAAGAATTTGGTGCGGACGTTGATTTTATTAAAAAGAACTTAGAACATTATCTAAAAAATAACTTAGGTGATATTGTTGCTAAGGATAAAAATATTACTCCTAAGAAAACAGCATCTGTAGAGCGTGTGTTGAACAGATGTTTTACACAAGTATTGTTTAGCGGTCGTAATCAAATCGAAATCGCTGATGTTATTATTAGTGTAATGAGTGAGAAAAACTCTTTTGCATTTTACTTCTTAGCAAAAGGCGGTATTGATAAAGTTAAATTTGTAGAACACTTTCAAGCTCATCACGTTGGTGAAGAGATGTATGAAGGTGGCGATGGTGAAGAGATTCATTTAAGCCCAGATCAATTAGATAGAATTATTAATCAATTCTGTACTAACTTGTCTATGAAGGCAAAACAAAGAGTCATTGATCCTGTTATTGGACGTGACGAAGAGATTGAAAAAATTGAATTAGTATTGGCAAGACGTAACAAAGCAAACGTACTAATGGTTGGTGATCCAGGTGTTGGTAAGACTGCTATTGCTGAAGGTCTTGCACGTAAGATTCATGAAAAGAAAGTACCTAAGTTTATTCAAGATCATTTAGTGTTTAGTTTAGACATTAGTTCTTTAGTTGCTGGTAGTAAGTATAGAGGTGACTTTGAAGAACGTATTAAGGCAGTACTAATGGCCCTTGAGCGTAAAGGTAAAATTATCTTATTCATTGATGAAGCACACATGATGAGTGGTGCTGGTTCAGGCGGACAAGGACAGTCAAACGACTTAGCAAATATGCTGAAGCCTGCACTTACAAAAGGCAACATGAAAGTTATTGCTTCTACTACTTGGGAAGAGTATAGAAAATCTTTTGAAAAAGATAGAGCATTAATGCGTAGGTTCCAGCGTGTAACTATTGATGAGCCAACAGCAGATCTTACAGTAAAAATTATTAAAGGCTTACGTAAGTATTACGAACAGCATCATAACGTTAAGATCACAAATGAAGCAATTCAACAAGCAGTAAACTTATCCGTTAAGTATATGGCTGATAAGAAATTACCTGATAAAGCAATTGATATTATTGACTGTGCTTCTGCAAGATATAAGTTAACTGAAACTGAAGATGTAGAAACAGTTCCACAAATTGTTGATATCGAACAAGTAACATACGAACTTGCTAAAATGGTTAGTATGCCTATTGAAACTATTTCACAAAAAGAAAGCAACAATCTTGCTGGACTTGATGTTGAAATGAAGAAGGCAGTATTTGGCCAAGATAAAGCAGTTGAAGCTATACTTGATAAAATATTTGTTGCACAGAGTGGAATGAAAGATCCTGATAAACCTATCGGAAGTTTCTTATTCTTAGGTCCAACAGGTACAGGTAAAACTGAAACAGCAAAACAACTTGCTGAGAAAATGGGAATGACACTTATTAGATTTGATATGTCAGAGTATCAAGAAAAGCATAGTGTTGCAAGATTAATTGGTGCTCCTCCAGGTTATGTAGGTTTTGATGATGACGCTGGACAACTTATTAATAAATTGCAAGAAACACCTAATGCTGTATTGCTATTAGATGAAATAGAAAAAGCACACAAAGATGTGTCAAACATTTTGCTACAGTTTATGGACAACGGTTTTGTTACAGGATCAAACGGTAAACGTGCAGATGGACGTAACACTATTCTTATTATGACAAGTAACTTAGGTGCTGCTGATAACGAATCAAAATTAATTGGCTTTGCTGATAATGAAAAAGATTCAGAAGACGATAAAGCAGTTAAAAAGTTTTTTGCTCCAGAGTTTAGAAACAGATTAGATGGCACAGTTAAGTTTGCTAAATTATCTACTGATGTTGTTAAAAGCATTGTTGCTAAGTTTATGAAAGAACTTAATTCACAACTAAAAGAAAAGCATATTTCAATTACACTTGACGAAGATACAGTTAACTGGTTATCTAAGAAAGGTTATAATCCTAAGATGGGTGCAAGACCTTTAGGTAGATTAATTGATAAAACAATTAAAACTCCTTTAAGTAGAAGAGTATTGTTTGGTGATTTAGTAGAAGGTGGTAAAGTTGTTGTATCAATCAAAGATAACGAACCTACATTTACAGTTACACCTATGCCTAAGCCTTTGACTAAAGAAGAGAAGAAGGCACAGAAGCTAGCCGCCAAGGCTGGTAAAGATGCTTAAGACTGCAAAGAAAACTAAAAAGAAGTTTTATAACAAGTATATCTACAAAGTTAGTTTAAGATTGCCTGGTGCATATAGTTTACGTACACTCGGTCATCAAGAGATCTTGGACTTTGCGACTGGTTTACGACCTCCTCCACAGTCAGATGGCGCATTACATAGTACTTCAACCTGGCGTACAAAAAACGCTCATACGATATTAAGACATGGACAAACATGGATATCTTTTTTAGGTATTATAAATTCAGTACCAAAGAATGAAGTAACTATTCGAATTGAAACTGATATATTAGATGTGTATACAAATAACAAAATACTTTACGAAACACTTTGTTATGAGTTTCCGAATATAACTAGAAATAGGCATGAGCCTGCTCCTGGTATGGAAAGTACTTTGCTTTATAGCGATCAAGAAATATTTGTAAAAGAATTACCACACAACATGTATAACTATCAGGTAGATCTTAAAAGTCCTAAAACACTAACATTCAATGAACTTGAAAGTTTAGCAGACTGGTGTCGTTCACGAAACCCTGCTATTGCATTTACTGATGCTACCTATAACTGGCTTCTTAAACGTGATGTATTCAACACTAGACGTTGGATATACGTTGATAACGATAGTACGCTACTAATGCTTAGATTGCGCTGTAACGACCTTGTAGGTACTGTACGCAAATATGTAAAAACAGGTAAATAGTAATATGAGCGAGAGTAGACAACTATTAGGTCCTGTAACTTCTATTGTATCTGATTCAGCATATACATATGGTGATAAAAAGAAAGGTGCAGGATACCATAAAAACAATGACGGTGTGCATACAGTTGCGTACTATGTCAATGCCTTTCAAGGTACTATTAAAGTACAAGGAACACTAGCAGAAGAGCCAGGTGAAAATGACTGGGTAGATGTAACAGAATGGGGTGGTGATAGTACTTATTACGGCCAAGGAATAGAAGATTACATAGGTACACAGACGTTTACAGGCAAGTTTATATGGCTTAGAGCAGGTCATAACGTTCAAGACGGGCAAATAGTCCAGGTCCTTTATAACTACTAAGTTTGATTAATAACGCTAAATACAGTATAATCTTGTAAAGAGAGGATACTATGCGCGATCTATTGAAAAAACTAGAGTCAATTGAAACAGTAACAGAGATCAGTGATCTCGAAGAACAAACCTTTGAGGGTGACGAATTCTTTGAATACTATGGATATTTGCCGTGGTTCGAAGATGTTCCCGTTGACGAAGCAGAATACCAAGGACGTAAAGTAAGTCTTGGCAAGCCAACTAGAGGTGATGTTAAGAAGTTTAAGGTATATGTAAGAGACCCTAAAACTAAGAATGTTAAAAAGGTTAACTTCGGTGATCCTAACATGAAAATTAAGAAGTCTAATCCTAAGCGTAGAAAATCGTTTAGAGCTAGACACAACTGTGATAATCCAGGGCCAAGAACTAAAGCACGTTATTGGTCATGTAGGAAATGGTAATATGCTACTAAAAGAACTTTTCTCTCCTATCGGGTCACCCAATGATAAAGAAGATGATATCAATTGGCATGACGATTTAAAAGTCTTTATCGATAACGACAATGAAGTAATGTCTAACGTATTGTTTCCAGCAATTAAAAAGCATGAAAAATACAGAGGACATCCAAACGCTTACAAACTATATATTAAGCCTGTGGAAAAATGTTGTGATATGTATTGCAACAAATTTAATGTCGATAAGCCAGAAGAAAAGTTTTCTAGAGAAAATATGATCTCATTAGCAAGACAAATTGCTAAAGAACAAGAAATGCATTTAGAGAACGGCGACTATGAGAATTAATGAAATATTCTTAACAGAAGACGATGGTGATAAGCACATTACTTTTTGCTTTGGTCGCTTCAATCCACCTACATTAGGACACAAGCAAGTTTTTAAAGCAATGAAAAAGGTTGGCGGTGAAATGGAAATATACACCAGCCAAACACAAGATGCAAAAAAGAATCCCTTAGATTACTCATCTAAAGTAGACTTCATTAGAAAAATACATCCTGAGTTTGCAAACAACGTTGTAGAGAATACTGATCTAAACACACTACCTAAAATTTGTAGTTCACTTCATGAAAGAGGATATAATCATATTACGTTTATTGCAGGTAGTGATAGATTAGAGATGATGCAAAAACTTATAAAAGATTATAACGGCGTTGACGGTAAAGGACATGGTTACTATAAGTTTGAAACAATGAATTTTAAATCCAGCGGAGAACGTGAAGACGGTGCCGATGGTGTCGAAGGTATTAGTGGAACAATGGCAAGAGGCGATGCTGCTAATGGAGACATAAACAAATTTGCACAACATACCGGTGCAGGAGAACATGCAGACGACTTATATGCTGCTGTTAGAAAAGGTATGGGTATCAATGATAACACAGGGGAAAACAATGAATAACGAAACAGCATACGATCATCCAGAAGGTGGCAAACTATCCAGAATGGGTAGAATCCTTATGGACAAGGCTGTCACTACTAAAGACGATGCATTATCATTAGTGCTTTCAAGAGTAGGTGACGAACTAACACGCTACGGTGCGCCAGGTGGTGCAAGAAATATTGAAGAACTAGTAAAGCGTTGTAAACTACCACAAGAAAAAATTCTTAAATTAATGAAGTGGGCAGAAGGTCAAAAGGACGTTTTAGACAAAGTTAAAAATCCACCTGATAATCCAGACATGGATAAACCAGGACACGAGGAAGAAGAATCATTTTGTCCAGAATGTGCTAAGCCAAGATTCATAGCAATGCCAGAGCATATCCAACAACAGTACGAAAGCATCAACGAAGAAAAGCAAAAAGGCGTTGACGGCAAAGTATGCTGGAAAGGATATAAAAGAATGGGCACCAAGAAGAAGGGTGGCAAAACAGTAGACAACTGCGTTAAGATGTAATGTCTGAATTAGACGATATTGTTAGACTTGCCGGTATAAATGAATTCAAAGGTTACACACCTTGGGAAGGCAGCAATATTAGTATTAGCGGTAATGAAAAGGGAGAACTAATGAAGAAGCATAAGATTGAACCAGGCACCCCTGAATGGTTTAAGTTATGGTTTTCATTACCTAAGTTAACAGGCGAGAAACCGATATGAGATCATACGAATTTGTATCTGAAAAAGCAGTAAGCAAAAAGCAACAGCAGTTCTTTGGTATAGTAAGAGCTATGCAAAAGGGCGACATGAAAAAAGGTGGCGAGGCTGGAGAAGTTGCTAAAGATATGAAAGTGTCTGATGTAAAAGACTTTGCTAAAACAAAGCATAAAGGATTGCCTAAAAAGAAAACATCTGAAGAAGCAGCAGGTGTTGGTATTGTAACAAAACAAAATGCTACCGCAGACGTTCCAGTCGGCGGTGAGTATATGAATGTTAAAAAATTATTTCCTAAAAACAAAAAGAAAAAAACTAAAGAAGATAATGTACAAGAACTTGTTGTAAAACAGCAACGTCCTAAAATTGATGTTATTAATAACATAGCAATGAGAAAAGATAATAATCCTTTTCCATTAAGTTATAAAGACACAGGCGGTGCAAGTTCAGGTGGTATGGTATATATTACTCCAGACAATGCTAAAAAGTTTATACAGTTTTATGATAGACGTGCAGAAGACGAACAACAACTAATGCTACAGGCACTAAAAAGTGTTTCAGGCTTAAAAAACTTGTTTAACAATCTTGGACTTAAAGTTGCAAAAATTGAAGCAACAAAAGAAGAGAATTACGAAAGAGAAGATTTACCCCAAATCAAAACTAAACACTTAGAACATATTAGACATACTTTAGAAACAATTGAGATCGGAGATATTGTTCCGGTTCAAGATGAATTTGTTTTTGAAAACTTTAAAAAGCAAGTAGATAAAATTTCTAAAGGATCATATGCTCCTATTATAGTAGACTGTAATAACAAAATTATTAACGGACATCACAGATACGCTGCACTACAAATGCTAGGCGAAACTAATGTTAATGTTGCTAAATTGTTTTTAACTGTAAATGCAGTAGTTGAAAACTTTGCTGATGGTAAAAAGAAAGGCAAAAGCAGACCAGGGCGTGTAAAACGTTCAGGTGCAAGTTGCAGTGGTAGTGTTACAAGTCTACGTAAGAAAGCAAAGAATGCAGGTGGTGAAAAAGGTAGAATGTACCACTGGTGTGCGAACATGAAATCAGGTCGTAAAAAGGGTAAATAGTATTATGAAACTTAACGAATTATTCAATGCCATTGAGCAAAACAAGAAAAAAATGGAGTCTGCTACAGCAGGTGCTACAGCATCAGGCAATATTGCCACTGTTGTAAGCCCACAACTTGCTATTGGTAAAGGTTCAATTGGCAATAAAAGTTATACAGGTTCACCAGGAAAAAGCGGTACAAGCGCACCTAAACCACCTAAAACCGTACAAAAAAAGAAAAAAGACGGCACAGCAGTTAACGCACTAGACATGAAGAACAACATTTTTGGTGGCGGCAATGCCATCAAGAGATAAATATTAGTATGGAAAAGAAGCCTGATCATGAAGCCACAATGGCTAAAGCGGAACTAGCAAACGTTGCTAAGAACGCCATTGCGCTATATAAAATGATTGAACCAGGTGACGAATTACAAGGTTGGATGAGTAGTTATATTACTTTATCCAACGACTACTTAGACTCTGTTCGTGAAAGAATGGAGTACGAAATTCAAGCAGACAATGCTATGAATAAAGGAGAACGTGAATACGACACTGGGACTTGTGAAAGTATTCGAGATAAACTAACAACAGAGTGGGAGCTCTTAAAAGGATAGCATCATGGACTTTAGAAATTTATTAAACAAACTTCCGAAAGAGGAAGCAAAAAATGAAAACACATTTGATGGTACTTTAGAAAGTATTGCGAGAGCAGCAAATGTAGATTATAAACCAATTGTATTTGAAAGTTACACAGATGAGGAAGTTAGAGAACTTTGTCATTCAAAGGATCACGATTGTGCAACATTAGTGGTTCACCCATTATGGGGTAAAGGTAAACCAGTTTATGAAAGTCATGCTATTCCAGATGACAATGGTAATGTTGAATGGTACGATGTACAATTCAAACACGGTGTAGAAAAGAAAGTTCCAGCAGCACATATGGAAATTGTTACACTAGAAGAACACGGTGCTGCTAAACCTAAAAAGAAAAAAGCCAAAGAAGATGCAAAAGTTGAAAAAGATTCTAAGTCCAAAGAAGTTAAAGAATCTGAAGTAGAAAAAACTGTAAACGAAGAGCTATCCGAAAAAGACAAAGATACAGAATTTGCAGCATGGCTTAAGAAAACTCACAACAAAGATGTTGAAGGTTTAAAAGGCGATGAGTACGTTAAAGTATCTAAAGAGTTCCAAGCATCTAAAAAGAAAGAAGAGTCATTCAGAGCTAAGTTTGACGATATGGTTGCAGAAGCAGGTAAGCCAGACTTTTTAGATTTAGATAAAGACGGTGACAAGAAAGAGCCTATGAAAAAAGCCGCTAAAGAAAAAGAAGGTGGCAAAAAGAAATCAGGCAAAAAAGAAATGTCAGATAAGCAAAAGAAATATTTCGGCAAAAAGAAAGAGTCAATTGAAGAAGCTGAAGAAATTATTAAAGCAGAAAAATTACCAAGCAAAAAACAAGTGTTATTAATGTGCGGTAAAGGTATGAAGAAGTCTGAAATCTGCAAAAAGTATCCTAACTGCGATCAGAAGAAATTAAAAGAAATGATCGAAGCATGTATGGGAGAAATGAAAGAGTCAGCTAAAAACAAAAAATCATCTGTAAACGAATCAATTGAAGTTATTAAAGATCCTTCAAACATGTCATTTGTTGAAATGCTAAAACTTGTAAATGAAAGTGGCGGACAACAGCAAATTGATCCAGTTGACGAAACACTTTGGTCATGGGCTCAAAGAGTTGCAAAAGCAAAGGTAGAAGAGTCAAACAAAGCAGAAATTTTTGCAGGCATGATTTACGAACGTAACGGCGGACGTTTTGAAATGTACGATGTTATGGCTGAGGACGAACTTACAGAATCAAAAAAAAAGGACTAACTGAATCAAAAATGTGTTCAGATGATTGCTGCGGTGCAGATGTAAAAGCAGCAGACTGTACTTGTAAACCGACTTGTAATCATTGTGATTGTAATGCAGAATAAGTAAAAAGAATTAACCAAAATTAAACTAAAGCCAGTTATTAACTTGACTGGCTTTTTTTATGACTATATAATAGTACTTCAACTAGGAGATAATTTATGTCAAAAATATACGGGCCAGAAGAAAAGGCTAAACTAGAGAGATTGATTAAAGAAGGTTCCAATGTTTTACGTGAAGTAGAAGATCTAAATGAAGGTCTTAAGGACACAGTAAAAGCAGTAGCAGAAGAACTACAAATCAAACCATCTGTTATTAACAAAGCAATTAAAATTGCACACAAAGACAATTGGGCTCAACACCAAGAAGAATGGGAAGACATTGAAGGCATTCTTGGCATCACTAACAATCTACCTACCGGCAACACCGGAGGTGAGTAATTGGATAAAATTAAATACTTTTGGATAGACAGTTACAAGTCTGACAAAACAGCATTTGGCTTTGAGCTAATTAGTTTTATCTTTACAGTAATTGCAAGTCTAACACTTGCTTTTAACGCACAAAATCCAAATATGGTTATCATATATCCATTTTTCTTTGTAGGTAGTGTAACACAGTGCTACGCATCAGTAAGACGTGGTGCTGCTTGGGTTATGCTACTAACAGGGTATTTTGCATGTATTAATGTTTTTGGATTTCTTGTTGCACTAAATCTTATATAATACTTGACATTGATCTAAAAATATCGTATAATACATGTATGATATTAAAATCAGATATATTTTTAAAATGGACCGCCACTGTTATTCTAATACTTGGCACAGGCATTAATGCTTTAGGATTTTATCCTGCAGGGCCTATTGTATTAGTACTTGGTAGTTTTATTTGGTTAATTGTAAGTTGTATTTGGAACGAACCTGCACTGATTGTAACTAACCTTACGTTAGCATTAGTTGGTGTAGCCGGTTTATTATACACACTGTAAGTAGAAAGATAAGTATTAATGAAGAAGGTTAACGCAGGCCATAAACTGCACTTTAGGTATTTGTCAGCCAAAAATGACATACAGGAGAAAACATGAGTTACGTAGACGCTTTCTATGACCGAGGGCAAGATGTTATTAACGTTGTTGAACGTGATGACAAAGGCAAACGCCATTATCGAGAATACAATCCAAGACACATTTTTTATTACGAGGACCCAAGAGGGAAATACAAATCCATCTATGACAAACCACTGTCAAGGGTAACTTGTAAAAATATCAAAGAACTTCGTAAAGAACTTGCTATACACAGCAATAAAAAACTTTATGAGAGCGACATCAATCCAATTTATAGAATGCTTGAGGACAACTATCTCAATCAAGACGCACCTAAACTAAACGTAGCGTTTTTTGATATCGAGGTTGACTTTGATCCTGAGCGTGGTTATGCATCACCAGAAGATGCGTTTATGCCTATTACGTCTGTTGCTGTATATTTGCAATGGATGGAAACAATGGTATGTCTTGCTATTCCACCTAAGACACTTTCTATGGATGAAGCAAAGAAAACTATTGAAGGCATTGACAATGTTATGCTGTTTGAAAAAGAAAGCGAGATGCTTGATGCATTTTTAGATCTTATACAAGATGCTGATGTGCTAAGTGGTTGGAACAGCGAAGGCTTTGATATTCCTTATACTGTTAATAGAATTACAAAAACTTTAAGCAAAGAAGATACAAAAAGATTGTGTCTTTGGAATCAGTATCCTAAAAAGCGTGAGTATGAAAAGTTTGGTAAAACTTCTATTACATATGATTTGATTGGAAGGGTGCATGTTGATTCACTAGAACTTTATAGAAAATACAACTATGCAGAGCGTCATACATATAGACTTGATGCTATTGGTGAACTAGAAGTAGGTGAAAAGAAAACAGTTTATGAAGGTTCTCTTGATGCACTATACAACAATGACTTTAGAACGTTTATTGAATATAACATTCAAGATACTGCATTGCTTGATAAACTAGATAAAAAACTTAAATTTATTGATCTTGCTAACACAATTGCACATGAAAACACAGTTCTTATTCAGACTACAATGGGTGCTGTTGCTGTTACAGAACAAGGTATTATTAACGAAGCACATAGACGTGGCATGATTGTTCCTAATAGAGTAAGACGTGAACCAGGCAGTGAGCCTGCGGCAGGTGCTTATGTTGCATATCCTAAGAAAGGTATTCACGAATGGATAGGTAGTGTTGACTTGAATTCACTGTATCCATCTGTTATTAGAGCTTTGAATATGGGTCCTGAAACAATTGTTGGACAACTAAGACAAGACGGAACAAAAGCACGTATTGAAGGTGAAATGGCAAAAGGTAAAAGTTTTGCAAATGCTTGGGAAGGCCAATTTGGCTCTGTTGAGTTTGACTCCGTTATGGCACGTGAAGTAGGTAGGCAAATTACTATCGACTGGGAAGGTGATGATAAGCATGACACAATTAGTGCGGCACAAGTATATGATTTAATCTTTGAAAGCAATCAACCTTGGATGCTAAGTGCTAATGGTACAATCTTTACATATGAAAAAGAAGGTGTTATTCCAGGACTGCTAAAGCGTTGGTACAAAGAACGTAAAGAAATGCAAGGCAAGATGCGTGATGCAATAAAAGCAAGTAACAGCATTGAAGAAGAGTATTGGGCAAAAAGACAACTTGTTAAAAAGATTCTACTTAACAGTTTGTATGGTGCTATCCTAAATCCAGGTTGTAGATTCTTTGATAACCGTATTGGACAATCAACTACGCTAACAGGTCGTAGCATTGTTAAGCACATGTCAGCAAAGATCAACGAGATTATTACAGGCGAATATGATCATACAGGTAAAGCAATTGTTTATGGTGATACAGATTCTTCGTACTTTAGTGCATATAGCACACTAAAAGATGAAATTGCAAAAGGTAATATTCCTTGGGATAAAGATAGTGTTATGGCTTTGTATGATCAAATTGGTGATGAATGTAATAGCACGTTTCCTAAGTTTATGGCTGAAACTTTCCATTGTCCTAAAAGCAGATCAGATGTTATTGCGGCAGCAAGAGAGATTGTTGCAAGTAAAGGACTATTCATTACAAAGAAAAGATATGCAGTTCTTTACTATGATATTGAAGGTAAGCGTACAGACATAGACGGCAAAGAAGGTAAAATTAAAGCAATGGGCTTAGATTTGAAACGTTCAGATACTCCTATTGTTATTCAAGACTTTTTGAGCAATGTATTAGAAATGGTACTAGCAGGTAAAGAACAACAAGAAGTACTAGACTATATCACAGAATTTAGAACTGAATTTAAGACAAGGCCTGGCTGGGAGAAAGGTTCGCCTAAACGTGCAAATAAAATTACAGAGTACGGAAACAAAGAAAAGAAACAAGGCAAAGCGAACATGCCCGGACACGTTCGAGCAAGTATTAATTGGAATACGCTAAAGCGTATGGAAGATGACAAGTATTCAATGACTATTACAGATGGTGCGAAAGTAATTGTTTGTAAAGTTAAAGATAACCCTATGGGATTTACAAGTGTTGCATATCCTGTAGATGAATTACGTTTGCCAGACTGGTTCAAAAAACTTCCATTTAACGATGCTGAAATGGAAAATTCAGTGATTGATGAGAAGTTAGGTAACCTTATTGGCGTGTTAGAGTGGGATATCAGCTCTACAAGAAGTGATAACAACTTTAACAAATTGTTTGATTTTGAGTAAATTGGTGAAAAAAATTCTTGCAATTAAACAAAAACCTAAATATAATGTATATTAACAAATGGAGAACTCTATAATGAAAGACATTCTAAAAGATATTGTGGAACATACACAAAACTTAGGCTTTCTTACAACTGTAAAAATTACAGGTGAAGAAGGTTCTACTACTATGTTTTCAATGGCTGATGACAGATCAGTTATTATGGAAGCAACTACACACAATCCATATCCAGATATGATTGGTGTGTTTGGTATGCCACAATTACAAAAACTAAAATATTTGCTTGACGGCAGTGAGTATCAGAAAGATGCTGTAATTACTGTAAAGTCAGGTGAACGTAACGGCAATACTATTCCTACAGGATTAGAATTTGTAAACAAAGATGGTGACTTTAAAAACACTTATCAATTTATGCTTACAGAAATCATTAATGAAAAAATGAAAACTGTTAAGTTTAGAGGCGTTAACTGGGACGTAGAAGTAAGTCCTTCGCTTCCAGCGGTACAACGTTTTAATTTCCAAGCAGGCGCTAACAGCGAACATCCTACATTTTTAGCAAAGACTGATAGTAAAAACTTGAAGTTTATCTTTGGTGATGCTTCATCACATGGTGGTGAGTTTGTATTTGCACAAGATGTTGAAGGTACATTGGATAGAGGCTGGACGTGGCCTGTAGCAAGTGTACTTGCAATCTTAAAAATTGCAGATGTTAACAACACTAAGATGAGCTTGAGCAACGAAGGTGCTATTCAGATTGAACTAGACAGCGGACTTGCTTCATACAAATATATCATTCCAGCACAGGCGGCCTAAATAATATTATGAAACCAGTCAACTTAACACCATTACAAAAGGACTATGCTGTGTATCTACCAGCAATTAGTTCTTTCTTTAGCACATATATTGCTAAACAGAGGCAAGGAGAGTTTGTTCCGAACGATCGTATTCCTAAAGGATTTGATCGTGGTATTGAAGGTATGAATTTCCTTAATGCAGATGCAGGATACTTTACATACAAATATGGATTGTATTCCGCAGGTCACGCACAATTAAACTTAGAAAAGACTATGACACAAGATGCCATGGTACAAGAACGTGATAGAAACAATACTATGATACTAGGTGACTCAGGTGGTTATCAGGTTGGTAAAGGTGTTCTTAAATTTGATTGGTTAAACTTTGAAGGCACAGCCGCAAACAAAACACGTGATGATATTCTTAACTGGTTAGAGCTTACAGCGGATTGGTCAATGCTACTTGATGTTCCGACTTGGGCTTGTGACCATATTCATTCACCTAAAACAGGACTTAAAAGTTTTGAAGATTGCTTAGACAAGACACGTTACAATAACAAGTATTGGTTAGAACGTAGACTTGGTGCTACTAAGTTCTTAAACGTTTTACAAGGATCAGACTGGGATACTGCTGAGAAGTGGTACGAAGGTGTTAAAGAGTTCTCCGATCCAAACGTTTGGGGCGATAAAGCATGTGAAGGTTGGGCAATGGGTGGTGCTAATATGTGCAAGATGCCTATTACATTACGTAGGTTAATGACTTTGAAATTTGATGGTATGTTAGAAGGCAAGGACTGGATGCACTTCTTAGGTACTGCACAACTTGATTGGTCATGTTACTTAACTAGTATTCAAAGACAAGTACGTAAACACATCAACGAGAACTTTACAGTTAGTTTTGATTGTGCTAGTCCATTTATTGCAACTGCACACGGACTTGTGTATACAAATGCACAACACACAGCAAAGCGTTGGTCAGTGATTATGGACAAGGCTCCAGATAATAAAGCACTTGCGAAACAATGGGACATTCCGTTTCCATTCGAAAGTGAGATTGGTAGACGTTTATCCATTGCTGACATTTGTCATTATGCTCCTGGCATGTTAAACAAGATTGGTAAAGAAGGTAAAACTAGTTGGGATAGCTTTGGTTATGCATTGATGATGGCACATAATGTTTACTGTCATATTGTAGCAGTACAACGTGCTAATCAACTTACTGATATTGAAATTATGAAAACAAGGCCAGACTGGAGACAGTGGCGCAAAGTTAAAGACGCAGATAAAAGTGATGAATATTCTGAATGGGTACCACGTAACATTTTGTACTTCGATCGTTTCGTTGAAGAATTGTTCGAGCAACCTACTAAAGAGGCAGCGTTTGCAATGATTAAAGAAGCAGACAGTTTCCTTAAAAACTTAGAAGGTGCAAGATTACGAGGGGGTGTTACAAACATTTCGAATTCGTTGTTCGTTGAAGTTGATGATGAGGGTAATGAAGAAACTCCATGGACTGACGACAGGGAAGACACTGAACTAGATAAACTAGAAAGTGAACTAACGGAGGCATAAATGAGAAAACTAGTAACAATAGTTGCAGCAATTATGTTTGCAACAGCAGCACAGGCAAATGATAATCCAATTATCAAGAATGTTGAAGGCGCAAAAGATTATGCGGTAAACAACAAGGTATCACAGTTTGTTATTCAAGAATATAACGATACTGTACAATACCAAAAAGATAGTTGGCAACAGGGTAAAGACCAACTTGCACACAATAAAGAACAAATTGTTGGTATCTTTAACAACGTCAAAGGCGCATTTACGCACTACTTTGGTAACAAAGAAACTCAATAGGAAGTAATTATGAAAAGATCATACAAGCAAGGTACAAGCAGTGACGCAACATATTTTGTTGGTATTGAAGTAGAACACACTCCTGCATATGGTAGGAAAACATTGTTCGTAACAGGACTTCAAGACGTCGATGAAATTACCGGGCAGTATTCAAAGAACGATTGCGAACACATCTTCTTTGGTGCAAATCACAGTTTTCAACCAAGCGAAGACTCAGACTATGAAAACTGGGAGGATATGATCCAACCATTCCTAGATGATGATATTTGTTGTACTTTGGACATTCCAATTGCAAATGCAGAAGATATACTTGAAAGTTCTTTAATCGAGTATGATAATTTTATTCCGCAACTGCGTGTACCCATTCCTTACATTGAGCAGTTTGGGTACAATGCTACAATTAAAATTGATGACAAAGATTTTAAAGCAACAAATCCAGGTGTTTGGACACACAGCATACATGAATTAATGGATCGCTCAAAGTTCACACCTTGGCGTGAATATGAAAATGATAATATCGTAGATAATGATTGACACTAGAAATAAAGGGTGCTATAATGACACAAGAACGTTATTACGACTACATGGGGCGTAGAATGAGAGAAGAAGATATGAAACAAGGCAAAGAAAACGCATTGCAAAAAGCAAAGCGAATGATTTGGGTAACCTTTAGAAAAGAAGGTATCCACAAATATCCTGCGGCATTAGATGATCCTAATCTCGCTACAGGAGATGAATATGATGTTAGTTTTTTGGGTTATCCACATAGACACATATTCCACTTTAAAGTAGGTATCACTGTTACACACAATGACAGAGATATTGAATTTATTCAGTTTAAACGTTGGATGGAGAAACTATACGCAGAAAAAACATTAGAATTAGATTACAAATCCTGTGAAATGATGGCTGATGATTTATGGCATCAAATTACAGACAAATATCCAGGACGTGAAGTCCACATCGATGTCTCCGAAGACGGAGAGAACGGTGCCCACATTGAGTATGCTAGTTATTAAAGGAGACCTAAAATGGGTTACTGGCAAGACCGCCCTGAGGTGGTTAAGATCTTCAACGACCTTGACTCATTCAGAGACTTTTGTCGCTACAACGGCTTTAAGTTTAATGAAAAAGATCTTTATAAGAAAGAGAGTCGTTCTTGGAGAGCTTTCGAAAATCGCAACAACTACAAGAAGGCTTTTCGAAACAAATTTAACAAACGGAGAAACTAGATGAAAATATGGCTTGTTGACTTAGAAGCAGTAGAAACACGTTACACTAAACAGTGGAAAACTGAATTTCCTAAACTGTTGAAAGCCAGCGGTCATGATGTTCATGTAGTTAACGGAGGAGACACGCCTCAGGCTACAACACCTGGGGCGTTTCTCAACTTTGGCGGAACTAATGTTTATAAAAGTAAACAACTAGAACAAATTGCAGAGGCGTTTTGTAATGGAGAAGTTAAGGACGGCGATTATTTTCTGTACACTGATGCCTGGAATCCTACAGTGGTACAACTACGCTACATGGCAGAACTATTGGGTGTTGACATTCGCATTGGTGGTATGTGGCATGCTGGTAGTTATGATCCACAAGATTTTTTAGGTAGACTTATAGGTGATAAACCTTGGGTTAGAAATGCAGAGCGTAGCATGTTTGAATGTTATGATCATAATTATTTTGCAACAGAGTTTCACATAGATATGTTCTTTGAATCATTTCCAGATCTAGATAGATCTAGAGTTGTAAGAACTGGTTGGCCATTTGAATACATGGACAATACTTTAACTATGTACAAAGGTATGAAGAAGCGTGATTTAATTTTGTTTCCTCATAGAATTGCTCCAGAAAAGCAAGTTGAGATATTCCGTGATCTTGCTGATCAACTTCCACAATATGATTGGGTAGTTTGTCAAGATAGACAGTTAAGCAAGAATGAATATCATAATTTACTAGGTGAAGCGAAACTTGTGTTTAGTGCTAACTTGCAAGAAACACTTGGTATTAGCTGGTACGAAGGCGGTCTCGTTGGAGCGTTGCCTATGGTACCAGATAGATTGAGCTATACTGAAATGGGTTTATTGCCATTCAAATATCCTAGTGAATGGACACTAGATTGGAATAGATATATGTCCAATCGAGAGGCTGTGAAAGAACGTGTAATTGACTACATAGAAAATTACAAAAAGTTTCTTCCTAGCCTAAATAAACAGGTAGATGTGTTAAATGAAAAATATTTCAGTTGCAAAAGTCTACTAGAGAAGTTACAATAATATTAGTATTTGGCAATCCACTGCCTTAACATCGGAGAAAATGAATGGAAAAAGTAAATGAAATAAAAAAGCGTTTAGAAGAAGCAGGCATTAGATATTGGGCTAATGACAATATCAGTGAAGTGCTTCGTGAAGGCGACAAAGAAAAACTAATTGAAGAAGCAATTCCTGCTTTTGAAAATGTATTACAACACTTGTTGATTGATACTAAAACAGATCCTAACAGTCAAGATACTGCAAGGCGTATGGCTAAGATGTATATCAATGAGATTATGAGTGGGCGTTATGATGTAATGCCTAACCCAAGCAGTTTTCCTAACTACATTGAAGATGGGTATGAAGGTATGTTGGTTGTGCGTAGCGAACTTACAAGTTTGTGTTCACATCATCATCAGACTGTTAAGGGCGTAGCATATATTGGTATTATTGCTGGTCCTAAGTTACTTGGTCTTAGCAAGTACACAAGAATTGCACAATGGTGTGCAAGACGTGGTACACTACAAGAAGAACTAAATGTTATGATTGCAAATGCAATACAAAAAGAAACAGGTAGTGAAAATGTAGGTGTCTATGTACAAGCAACACATGGTTGTTGCGAAAACAGAGGTATTAAAGCACATAGCAGTTTAACACAAACAACTGTATTACGTGGTGCATTTAAAAATGATCCTGCAACTAAGAAAGAGTTTATGGATAATGTTAAACTGCAACAACAGTTTGCTTGTTAAGGAATACTATGCCAATACCAGAAAAAATTATTATTCCAGCAAATAGAGATCCAGGTGATAATCATTTTGCTGTTAGTCTTGTAAAAAGTATTTTTAGAATTGTTGCTTGTGGATTTTTAATCTACGG